CGTTGTCCACGCGCGCGTCCAGGTTGCTGGCCGGCGCGCTGGCGATGCCCGGCACCGACAGCGGCCGCTGCACCGCCGAGATGGCCGCCAGCACCGGCAGCGTCAGCCCATCGGGCAGGCTCGAAGGCGCGGCGCCCGCGGCGCCGATCAGGTTGATGGCGCAGCCGTGCGGCCCGCCCTCGATGCGCAGCCAGGCATTCATCATGCGAACACCGGCTCCAGCTCCAGGCTTGCCGACAGCAGGCGTGCGCCCGCATCGTCGCTCTGCCACTCGTGCAGGTCGGCCACCTCCAGCGCGTCGGCGGCAAAGCGCACCAGCGCCGCGTCCTGCGGGTGCAGGTGATGCGGCACAAACAGCAGCGGCTCGTCCTGCTGCTGCGCCCAGTCCAGCAGCGGCAGCAGGCCGGCCACATCGGCCTCCAGCAGGCGGCTGGCCGCCCAGTCGCCCGGCGCCCAGGCCAGGCGCCAGCCGTCGCCCGCGCCCGCGTACAGGCTGGCCGCGTTGTAGCCGCCACCGCGCTGCACCGCCCAGCGCCGGCGCCGCTCGCACTTGCTGGCATGGTGGTCGGTGGCAAACGGCACGCCCGCCCACACCCAGCCGATGTGGCCGCCCATGGCCGCGGCCACCGTCAGGCGCAGGTAGCGCGCGCTGCCGGCGGTGAAGGCCACCGCCACCGTGCGCGACACGTCCAGCGCCACCGGCGCGCCCCAGGTGGCGCCATCGGCCGACAGCTCCACCGACACCGTCGCGCCCGCCGGCAGGCTGTAGCGCGCCAGCGCCAGCGCGGCAATCGGCTGCACGCTGCCCAGGTCCAGCAGCATGGTGGCGCCCGCGCCGGCCCAGGCCCAGGCCGTGGCCTGCGCATCCTTGACGTGGCTGGCCGCATGCGGCTGGTGCACGTGAAAGCCGCAGCTGTCGCCCGGCACGAACGACGGCGCCGCGCCGGCGTCAAAGTGCAGCTCCAGCCCATCGGCCAGCAGCGCCGGCCCGCTGGCCGGAATGTCGGCCACCGCGCTCCAGGCGCCGCCGTCGCGCCGCCACTGATACTGCCCGGCCTCAACCGCCAGGCCAAAGCGGTCCCCCAGCGCAAAGCCGATCCCGCCCATCGCCATCTCGACGTCGATGCCCGCATGGCTCCAGGTCGGCGCCGGCGCGCCGTCGGTGGGCAGCACGTAGCTCGGCAGCACGCCGCTGGCGCTGCCCTGCACGGCCCAGGTCTGCACGTCCGTGCCATCCACCCCACCGGCCAGCCAGGCCGGGCCGGCGCCAATGGTCTGGATAATCGCCTCGTCGCCCACTTTATAAGGGCGCTCGCCATCCACCGTGATAATGCGCACGGTAATCGAGTCGCCGATTTTCAGGCGCTCCGGGCAGGCCACGACAAGGCCGAATCCAAACTCCATCGTCGATTTAATCTCGCCCGTATCAGCATTTCGGCGCGCGCTGACATAAGGCTGATTCGTGAATGCGGGCAAATAAAGACCGTCCTGGTCCACCCACCAATGGGTGCCACCATGGTCAACCCAGCACCCGCCCGCGTCGGTGGTGCTGGGGTCAGACTTTGGGACGATGCCGGCCAGAGCGCGGCAGTAGTCCATCCGCGCGCTGTAGCGGCGCGGCATCGTCTGCATCAGCTCGGCCAGCACGGTGGCCGGCACGCCATCGATGTCGGCGCCCTCAGGCACGGCGGCCACAGGGTCAGCCAGTCGCGTAAGCGTTACCGTCCATTCGGCGCCAGATTCGGGCGATCCGGTGTACGTCGACCAATCCACCGTCAGCGTCACGTCGGCGCCAACGGCGACCTGCCACGCCGCGTCCAGCGGCACCGGGGTCACATCGGCCATCAGCGGACTGACGAAAAAGTCGATGCCCGTCACCGTTGTGCCGTCGCGCTTGATCTGCGTGACCTCGAACAGGCGGCCCACATGGCGCCAGCGCTCCCCCAGCCTGACGCGCCACGACGCAGGCACAGCGTGCGATCCCACCAGGCCGACCAGCGACGCCATTTCTGCCTGCAAGTCTGTCAGCGCGGCATCCCACTCGGTGCGCGCCGCGCTTGACGGGTGCACCTCGGCCAGCGCGTCGGAAAAGATTTTTACAACGGCGTCAGCCAGATCAAGATCATTCTTGGCCCACCGCATGGGCCAGGCGCCGTGTTGTCGCCAAAGAAGTCCCGCCGCCACTCGAACAGGTCTTCCAGGCGCGATTGATGTGCAGGGTCCAGTGCCATATCGGCCTCACCTCCAATCCCGAGACAGGCGTCCCGGATACGCAGCGGCGCCAGCGGCGCGCAGTTGCAATCCGCAGGCGGTCGCTTGCGGTACTCAAACGTCACGGCCGTTGGCCGCGCGTTCACCCCCAGGCGCAGCGGCTTCAGGCACACGCTGGGCACGCCTTCGGCGTCGCTGCGCGAGGCCGGAGAAAACCTCCACCCCGTCTCGCCACTGCCCACCGCCGCCGGGTCCAGCGCCGGCACCGTGAAGGCGATGGCCGCATGCGTGTACGGCACGCCCGTGATGGCCGGCGCCAGCGCGCCGCTCACGTCGCCCGTCACCGCCCAGCGCTCGGCCCCCACCGTGTCGGCATTGATGCAGCGCACCGTCACCGTCTGCGTGGGCGCCGCCGGCGGCACGCCCACGTCGGCCAGCTTCGCCGCGCCACCCAGCGCCAGCAGCCAGGCACTGGTGCGCAGCGGCACGTCGATGGCCGCCTGCCCGCCCACCGTGCGGTCGGCCGCCACCACGCCCGCCACATCCACCAGCGCGCTGGCGGCCAGCTGCGTCAGCAGGTCGTAAAACGTGACGACGGCCGGCTGCGGCACCGGCAGCGCCGCCGTGTCGCCGTAGACCTCGGTCGTCACCCCATCGGTAATGGTCACCTTGTAGCCGCCCGTCACCGCGTGCACCGGCGTGCCCTTGGCCACCGCTCGTTGCAGCGCCGGGCTCAGGCCAAATTCCCACTGTCCGTTGCGAAACCGCCGCCACGGCCGATAAACCTCGGGGTCAAAGCCAAACGCAATGCGCGGGCTGGCCGCGTCCAGCTCATCCTTGGGCGACAGCGGCAGCCCGCCGAAGTCCCACTGCGGGCCGGTCTGCACGTCCTGCCCCGTCGCCCAGTCGGCCAGCAGCGCCCAGGCGGTGGGCGTGCGCGTCAGCAGCGGCTCCACCGTGACGCTGATCGCATTGCCCGCGCTGCCGGCGGCCTTGGCCACCAGCCGCGCCTCGCGCACATCCAGCCCGGCGTGCGTGGTCTGCACGCCCAGGTCGGCCAGCGTGAAGGTGAGCGACTGCAGCGGCGCCGCAGCGCCCACGCCCAGCACCTGCAGCGTGCCGTTGCCCACACCCACGAACTGCGGCACGCTGGCGCGCGGGGTGCCGCCGGCGGCGTCAATGCGCACATCGATGTCCGTGGCCTCGTGCCCCACATAGCTGCCCACCAGCCGCACCCGCCCGCCACCGGCGCGCGCCACCGCCGTGCGTTCCACCGCCGTGCTGGCCCGCACGCTGCTGGCCGCCAGCAAGGCGTTGCGCGCAAGGTTGTTGCGACCAGAGAAAAAGCGCTGCACCGAAGGCATAGGCGCCCACTGTGCCGCGCCCGCGCCCGGGCGGCCAAACAAAACGCTTTACTTTGCGGCGGCCTGGGCACGCGCGCCGCGCGCTGGCCTAGCGCGCCAGGCGCTGCAACCGGGCCAGCTCGGGCTCGATCATGCGCGCCAGCTTCACCGGGTCACTGATCCCGTTGGCATTCAGCGTCACATTCATCGTCGCCGGTCCGGCACTGACGCCGCCACCGCCGCCGCCGCTCCCACCCTCATCGCCACGCGCCTTGGCCGCGCGCTGCTTCTGCTCGGCGGCGTAGACCTTGCCCAGCAGGGTGAGCTGCTCGCCCAGCAGGGCGATCTCCTCGCGGTACTTGGCGATCTCGCCCTCATCGTTGCGAGCGGCGGCTCTGGCCGCCTCGATCTCGGCCAGCTTGATCTGTCGGCGCACCTCGGCTTCGTCGCGTTCTCGGCGCGCGGCAGCCACCTGCTCCTCGGTGCCGTTGAGCTCGATCAGGCGCAGCTTCAGCGCGTCCACCGACCGCGCCGCACCGATGTTCGTTCGCTCGATGGCCTGCTGCTGGCGGTCTAGCGCCTCCATGGTGGCCACGTATTCGTCGGCCAGCCGCGTGAGCGTGTCGAAGTGGTTGTTCCACGCCTCGAAGTACATGCCCCACGACATCGGCGCGCTGCCCAACGCCGACAACGACTGCCACTTGCCTTCCAGCGCATTGGCGTGGGCGATGGCCTCGTCCTTGTAGCGGCTGGCAGCAGCCGCCGCCGACACCCAGGTGAACTGAATCGTCTTGCCCACCTGCTCGTGCTTCTTGCCGGCCTCCTCGGCGGCATCGCCGGCCGTCTTTGCGCCGGCCGCCGCCTTCTCCGCGGCCTGGGCCGAGGCCTCTCCCAGATCGCGCTGCCTGGCAACAGCAAACTCGGCGGCGGACGCCGCCTGCTTGAGCAGGTCGACCTCCTTCAGCCGCGCCTCGGCCAGCTTGATCGACGCCTCCAGCTCGGCCTGCTTGACCGCATTGGCCTCGCCCTTGGCCGCCATCTCCGCCAGCGTGGCGCGCGCCACCGCAATGCTGCCCTCGGCCTCCACGCGTTGCACCTCGGCTTTCGCGCGCGTGATCTGCGCGTCGATCTCCATCTGCCGAATGCGCTCGCGCCGCGCCGACGTCTCATCGCCCATCAGCCGCGCCATCTGCTCGCTTTGCTGCGCCAGCCCGCGCTGATGCGCCAGCAGGTTGATCGCCGCATCCGCCTCCGACTTGCGCGCCACCGCGCTGGCCTGGGCGGCCACGCGCACCTGCTCAGCCGCCTGCGCCTCGGGACCCTTGGCGCGCGCGCTGGCCTGCGCGGCGGCGGCCTGCGCGGCCGTGGCGTCGGCATCAATCTGCTTTTGCGCGATCAGCGCCTCCAGCGCCTGCAACTCCTTCTTGCGCTCATCCGACACCTGGCCGCCGGCGGCCAGCAGCGCCAGCTTGTTGTTCAGCTCTGCGCGCAGCACGTCCACCTCGGTCTGGCGCTGCTGCGCCAGCGTGGCCAGCGCCTGCGCCTCGCCCTGCGCGGCCTGGCCGATGGCCGCGCGCAATGCCGCCTCGTCACCCAGCAACCGCGCCTGCGCCACGGCCGCATCGCCGCGCGCCTTGGCGGCCTTCACGTCGCGCTCGGCCAGGTCGATCTGCTGCGCCAGCTCGTCGCGCACCTTCTTGTAGGCCGCGCCCAGCGCCTGGTAGCTCACGGCCGACGCATCGGCCTGCGCGGCGCCCTGCTGCGCCGCCGCCCCTGCTTGCTGCATCGCCAGCGCGGCCTGCGTGGCCTCGCCACCGACCGCCTGCAGCGACGCGCGCAGCACATCGTTGTGCTGCGCCGCCTTGGCCAGCTTGGTCTGAGCCTCCGACTCGATCTCCGCAAACGCCGTCTTCAGGCCGGAAAAGTCCATGGCGGCGAAAGCGCCAACCAGCACGCCGATCTTCTTGCCGGTCGCCACCAGCGCCGCGTCAAGGAACGTGAGCGCCGTCTGTGCACCCTCGGCGAATGCCTTGAGCGCGTTGCCGCCGCCGGCCTGGCCAATGTTGTCGGCCATCTCGACGAAGGCGTTCTTGATGTTCGTGATTTCCTGCGCCAGCGTCTGCGCCTGCGGCGCGCCGGCATACAACTCGTTCAGCCCCCTGGTTAGCGCCGGAAAGATGTCCTGCGCGGTCACCTGCCCGGTCTCGATCAGCTTGATCAGCTCCTGGGTGGTCACCCCCATGCCCTTGGCCGCCGCCTGAAACGCGCCGGGCAGCGCCTCGCCCAGCTGCTGGCGCATCTCCTCCATGCTCACCACGCCCTTGCCGGCCATCTGCTGCAGCGCCAGCAGCGCATTGGCGGTCTCGCCCGACGACTTGCCCGCGCGCGCCATCGCCACGCTGACCGCCTCGAACACGTCGCGCGTGGCTTGTCCTTCAACTGCGGTGCCCTTGGTGGCCGCCGCCAGTCCCAGATACGCTTTGCTTGCGTCCGCCACATCCACGCCCGCGCGGGCCGCGATGTCGCGCACGAAAGCCAGCTCCTTGGCCGCTTTGTCCGCGTCGCCGGCCACCGCCTGCAGGCCAGCGCGCAGCTTTTCCATTTCCGCGGCGGCCTGCACCAGCTCGCGCGCGGTGAAAGCGGTTGCAAGGTATTTGCCCAGCGCGCGCGCAGCTTGGCCGGCCGTGTCGAGGTTGCCGCCGGTTCGCGTGGCCGCGTCGCCCAGCTCGGTCATGCGAGGACTCGCCTCGTGCGCGCCATCGCCGACCGATCGCACGTCGTCGGCGATCTCGCGGATCTGCTCGCCGCCTTCGGTTTGCGCCTTGAGCGTGAATTTCGCGTTCAAATCGTCAGCCATGCTCTTGTCTCGGTTGAAAATCGTTTGCGCCAATTAAAAAGCCGCGCCGGGCCAGTGCGGCCGGGCGCGGCAACCACCTTCTCTGCAGGAGTTCTGCTTGTGCCTCAGGCCGGCAGGTCAGGCATCGTGTCGATACGCATGAACGGGCCAAACAGCGCATCGCCCTGCAACGCCGGCACGTACAGCGCCTGACCCGACAGCGCCAGTTCGCTGGCCTCGTCGCTGATCCAGCCAAAGTCGCCATTCATCGCCAGGCTCACGCGCGGAATCACCACGCGCACCTTCTGGCCGTCGCCGTTGATGCCGCTGAAGATAATGCCCTTCTCAACATTGCTCTTGCTGAAGGCCGCGATGTTGACAAAGCCCCCGTATGAATAGTCGGCCTTCAACGGCTCGACCTGCGCCGGGCTGGTGGGATGCGCCAGCAGGCGGCAGCGGCCGTGGTCGGCATCGTCCACCGCGTAGTGCGTGCCCTCGGTGTAGATGATCGGCGTGCCGCTGGTGCTGTCCTTGATCACCACGCTGGAGACGCGCGGGTACTTCAGGAAGAAGTAGTCGCCCGCCATCAGCTCGGCCAGCTGCTCGCCGGTCACCGTGCCGGACGCCACCTCCACCGCCGCGCCGTAGAAAGCCTGCGCCAGCGTGCGACTGTCAAACTGCACCATCGACAGCTGCACCTGTAGGCTCTTGCTGGTCTCGATCTCCTTGAGCGTCAGGCGCTGGCCCGAGCAGCTCTCGGTGATGCTGGTGGTTTCGCGGCTCGGAGTGGCCGTCAGCGTACGGTTGCCGCAGCCCACGCTGTAGATGTCGGTCAGATAGCCCATCTCGGGGCGGCCCTTGACCGGATCGTAGGTGCCAATGTGAACCGGCCCCTGGCCGTTCCAGATCATGCTGGTGGATTTGCTTGCGGGCATGGCTTACTCCTTGGACGCGGCGTTCGCGCGGGTTGCGGTTGCGGGTTTGATATCGGCCGGGCGCGCGCGCCCCAGCGCGCACAACCATTCGGCCTGGTCGGGTTGCAGGCGCAGCACGGCGCCCGGCGGATAGTCGCGCCCGGCGTGCCGGTGCGGTTTCAGCAGCTCGATGGCCACCAGCTTGTCGTCGCTCACGTTGCTCTCCTTGTTGACTTAAAACATCCACAGCGACAGCCAGGCCAGCGCGCAGGCCCAGGCGTGCATCGCCATCAGGCCCACCGTCATCGCCATGACTTGGCGCCGTCCTGCACCGGCGCGGGCGCGGGTGTCACCTCGGCCAGTACGGGCGCCTCGGCGCGGCGCGTCAGCACTTCGCTCACCTGCGTTTCGGTGGCGACCGCGCCGCTGACCAGCAACCGCATGGCCGGGCTGTCGGGCGTCAGCGCCGTGGCGTACTCCCACTCGATGCGTGCCGCCTGACGCGCCGTCGGGTCCTTGATGGCGTCGATGGCCGCCTCCACCTGGTCCAGCAGCCCCGCCTCCAGCAGCGCCAGGCGCGCCTCGCGCATCGGCATCGCCGGCGGCGGGGCCGGCGACGCATCCTCCCAGGTCGGCGCCGGCGGCGGCGTGGGCGCGCCAAAGTCCGCACGCTTCAGACCGAGGCGCCTGATCGCCGCGTCGTCGGGCTGCACGCGCCACTGGCGCGCCTGGTCGTCGCGCGTCACGCGCCACAGCGTCCCGGCCAGCACGGCCATGGCCTGCGCATGGGCGGGCGTGCCCGCCAGCGCGGCCAGGTCGGCGGCACTATTGATGATGCAAGGCAACTCCATAGCGGCCCTCCATGTGGTTGAACAGATTGCACACGTCGGCATGCTGCGCGTGACCGCGCCAGGCCGCCACGAACAACGCCAGGCGCTGCACATCGCCACGACGCTGGGCGTCCGCGATCGCGCGGCGCGCGCGCACCACCGACTGCTTGCGCAGCAGCTTGTGGCGCGGCCAGATGCGATAGCCCAAGAAGTTGATGCCGCGCGCCACCGGAGCAACCTGCCAGCGGCTTACCTCCAGCCCCAGACGCCGCCGACCCAGATCGCGCACGCGCTCGAACCATTCACGCAGTTCGTAGGGATTGCGCGACAGCGCCACGGTATCGTCCATGTAGCGCGCCCAGGCGCGGGCACCCAGCTCGTGATGCAGAAAACGATCGACCACGTCGCCATACACATTGGCGAACAACTGGCTGGTCAGACTGCCAATGGGCAGTCCACGTCCGGTGCGCGGCACCATGGCGGCAATCAAATCCAGCGTGCGCTGGCACTTGATGCGCCGCTCGATCAGCGCATGCAGCCGCGCACGGTCGATCGATGCGAAGTAGGCGCGCCAGTCCAACTTCATGAAATGCGTGGCCTGGCTCTGGCGCAGCGCCGCCTGCACGTAACGCACGCCAGCGTGCGTTCCCTTGCCGGCCCGGCAGGCGAACGACCACGGCAGCATCGCGCGCTCGAAGATCGGGCCGATTACCCCCACCAGCGCATGCTGCGCCACGCGGTCGGCAAAGGCCAGCGCGGCGATCTCGCGCTGCTTGGGCTCGTAAATCACGAAGCTGCGCGCGGGCTGCTGCACCCAGGCGCCGTCCAGAATGGCCTCGCGCATGCGCGCCAGGTTCACGTGTAGGTGTTCGCGAAACTCCAGGTGGCCCCGCGTGCGCCGCTTGCCGCGCGCGGTGCGCTCGAACGCGGCCAGCAGGTTGTCCGCGCCGGCCACCTGCTCGATCAGGTTTCCCGCGCGCTTAGGCATGACACATGCTGGCCGCGCCGTTCACCGCAACACGGCGGCTACTAGGCGCTCTACCAGACCCCCAAGGGTATTTGCCGAAGCAGGACAGCACGGCTGACCACAAGTAAGCTGGCCGGCCCGCCGGGCCGTGACCACGGCGGAGCACTGCAAAACCAGACTGATCGTCCTCACTGACGCCGCGCGCACCGATGTTCGTGTCCGTGTTCCACGGCATGTTGTTCCAGTTCGAGCAGCGCGAACCCGCGTTCGCGCCGTTGTTCCAGTTGCCGCCGAACATCGCAGCGTTTTTACCCATGCTGCCCCCTACGCGCCCGCCTGACGATCCAGGCACCCAACATGCGGCCCACCTCGGCCAGCAAGGCTTGCGCCGTTGCCACCTGGTGCTCCGTCATGCCACGCACCCGAGCGCCCTGCAGGAACCGTAGCCAGAAACGCAGATGTGCTAGCCCCGCATCTGCCATATAGAGCCGGGCCACCTGGTTGGACTTGCCCGCCTCCACAAACAATTTCACCTGTCCGAGCAACGCCTCAATGAACATCGCCTTGGCCACGCCGTGGCGCCTGCCGATGTTCTGCGCGATCGGGTACAGGTAGGCGATCACGGTTTCGTAGCGCTCCACGATCGCCAATTGCTCCACGCTTTGCGTGCCTTCGCCTTCGACTTCCATGTCCGTCGCTCGCTTTCGCTCGCTCATGCAAGTTGCAGGTGGTCACTGACGCCGCGCGCACCGATGTACGTGTCCGTGTCCCACGGCATGTGGCTCCAGTCCGAGCAGCGCGAACCCGCGTCCGCGCCGTGGCTCCAGGCGCCGCCGAACAGCGCAGCGACAAGCCCCGTCGCGTTGTATAGATACAGCGAGCCGCGGCCTAACGTTGACGCGCGAAACGCCCAGCCATCCGTTCCACCGTCGGATCGGTATGAGAACTCGTCGCCCCACACCAGCATGCAGCCGCTGGCCTGCATCACGCCCCATTTCGAGGTGAACTTCTTGATCAGTTGCGTGGTCACCGGATCGACGCCATTGGCCATCCCTTCGGTCGTGCCATAGGCCAGCGCCGCGAACTCGCCGTAAGTCGGCAGGCGCTTGCCGTGGCTGGCCAGCAACTCGGCAAAGCTCCACCAGTTGCCATTGCCGTACGTCGTGGTGCCGTTGCCGCCGAACATCGCCGGCACCTTGGGCGGATTGCCATGATCGGCAATCGTCACGCCATGGACGGAGGTGCCGTTCACATGGTGATCGACGCCGCACAGGTAGATGTCGGACCAGAAGCCGCCCGCCACCAGCGTCATGCCGCGCGGATCCCGGCAGGCCGGGCGCCAGGCCACGTCCCAGATCGAATAGGGGTTGATCTGCGGCGTGTCGTCGCCGCCCGCCGCCGCCGGCGCATTGCCACCCGGCGCGTAGTGAAAACCGCCCACACGTCGCCAGTTGCCGCCGCCCGGAGCGGCGCTAAAGTTGCTGCTGGCCACCACATCGCCAGCCTGGCTGACCCACACCGCATAGTCGGTGCCCGCGACCGGAGCGCCCGGCATGCCGATCGCCTTGTCCTGGTCAAAGCGCACCAGCTGGCCCGCCACCTCGATCGCTGTGCCCGCCAGCAGCTTGGCCGTGAAATTGCCGGTGCGCGCGATGCAAGGGCCCGGCGTCAGCTCGGCGCCCGCGCGCCCAAAGCTGCCTGCCGCCACCGGCCCGCGCAGCACCGCCGCGCGCTTTGGGTGAATCAACATGCCAGCGCCTCCATCAGGCAAACGCCCCGTCGATGATGCAGTTGCCGCCGGCCAGGCGGCGCACGCGATAGGTGCCATCGCCGTACAGCGACACCTGCGGGTCGGCCCAGCTCAGCTCCAGCATCACGTCCCAGGCGCCGTCGCTCATCTGCCGCTCGATCTGCGCGCGCCAGTAGGTCTGCGGCGCACCGCGTGGCGCGCCCGCCAGCGTCACCACCGAGCCGGCGTTCAGCGTGAACGGCGCGCTTTGCGCCTCGCTGGCGCTTTCGCCCACGCCGGCGGGAATCAGGTTGATCACATTCATGCCATCAGTCCTTGCGCAGCAGATAGGGCAGCTCGTAAAGGTCGGCGTACAGCAGAACGCCGCCGTCGTAGTCCAGCACCTTGCCCGACAGCCAGCTCACCACGCGGCTGCCCGGCGCCGGCGGCTTGTGGCCGATCAGCGCGGCGCGGCAGGCGCCGATCAATCGGCGCGCCTCGGGCTGCATCTGCTCGCCGCGCAGCTCCTTGTAGTGGCGCAGCGCCAGCACCACGCCGAACTGCGCCACGCTTTCTTGCAGCGTCACACAGGGCGCCGCCGGCACCTTGCCCGTGTTGCGCTCCTCGGCAAAGATCACGTAGCCGCTGGGCGTGCGAAAGCCGGCCAGCTCCTTCACCGCCGCATAGTCGGCCGCGCCGCCCACGCTGTGCAACCCGGCCACCTGCTCGCGCAGACGCTGGGCGATCAGGCTGGTATCGAAGGGCTCGAAGTTCATGGCTCACGGCGCCCCTTCAGCGAAACCCGTGCAATTGCTTGCGGCCAAACACGGGCGTGGCGCCTTCGAAGCGCGCGTCCAGCTTGTCATTGGCCACGCCGTCATCGGCGCCCAGGCTGAACTTGCCGGCCGCCGTCAGCGCCAGCAGCTTGAGGGCGTCGGCATGGCCGCGCGCGATCGGGTCCTTGTCCTCCACCAGGCGGCGGTTCTTGTGCAGGCCGTAGCGTGCGATCTGGCGGCACCAGGCGGCCACCAGCGGCGGCACCGGCGCCAAGGGCAGCGCATAGCCGCGCTTGGCCAGGTGGCCGTCGATCACCGCCTGCGCGTCCCGCACCGCCGCGTCGATGCGCGCCAGCGCGCGCTGCGCCGCCGCCACCTCGCCCGCGGCCCAGGCGCTCGCGTCCTGCCCGCGCAGCAGCGCGTCCAGCAGCTCGGCCGCCACCGGCGGCGCCTGCTCGTCGCTGGCCACCTCGGACAGCTCCAGCGCGCCGAGGTGCTCGGCCAGTTCCAGGTGCGTCGTGTAGTAGGGCATGGGTGGTTGGTTCAGCGTTGGGCGTTGAGCGTTGGGCGTACCGTAGGTTTCGGCGGTTCACGCTGAACGCTGAACGCTCAACGCTCAACCTTCAGATCACAGCCAGTCGGCCACCAGCAGCTTGACGGCGCCGCGCATCGGGTTGGCGTCGGGCTGGCCGCTCACCGGGTCCAGCGCGAGCTCGGCCTCCAGCAGCTTGCGCGCCTGGAACTCCAGCGCCGGCGGCACCACCAGCAGCGTGGGCTTGATGCCCAGCGGGCGGCCATGGTCGCCCTTGAGCGTGCGCATGGCGGTGATCTCGGCCTGCAGGCCAGCCACGTCCAGCGTCGCGTTGCTGGCGCGGGCGAGCTGCCAGAAGCCGAAGCCCGCGTTGCGCCGCGCGTCCACCCCGTACACGTATTCGGCGCGGTTGAACACGTTGTCGTCCGTCTCGGCCGTCAGGCTGACGAAGTTGTTGTCCTTGCGGCTCTGGTAGATGAGCGGCTTGAGCGCGCGGCTGGTGTCCAGCACGCACCAAACGGTACCGCTGCCGTTGCCGGTCTTGTTGCTGACAGCGACCTCCTTGCCCTTGTCGTTGATGACCGGGTGCGTGTCGGCAAAGAAAGCCTGGCCGTCATAACACTTGGCCGTGAAGCCGTCCTTCAGCAGGCCGAACACCAGCTGATCCGGGTGCGCCTGCGCGGCGCGGCCCATCTCGGTCATCATCGGCGTGTAGACGCCGTAGGTGTCGTCCTCGATCGCGGTGCGTGGCACGGCCTGCGTCAGTTCGAAGCTCTTGTTCTTGATC